TTTGTAATTCTTTTAATTTATTTTCAATCCATTCATCAGATTTTCTATCCAAACACGACCCAATTTTATATTATACTTCTCTTTATACATCTTGACTTCCTGTACGGATTGTCTTGATTGTAGTATTTTTATTGTGTCACTATATTTCTTTTTGGGTACAATTCGATGCAGTTCTTCTATGCAAAATTTACCATATTCTGTAATTATTTCTTTTAGTATTTTTTCAAGTTTTTCGTCAGAAGATTGATACCAACCACCTGTTAGTGTAATATTAAACACTCTCTTATATTCTCTAATTAATTTTACAACTTCTCTATTGGATAACACAGAGCGCGTATTTAATACTTTATTTTTTATTTCTTTGCGTTGTGAAGTAAACTCAACTCCATACTTTTCAACATGACGATTTTTTCTTTCATCCCAATCTTGATTTTGCAAACCTTCTAACATTTTTTGGCGAGTTTCCGGCAAATTAATGGTATGCGATATTCCATATTTTTCTATGTTATTTTTTATCTTTTTCTCCATAATTTCTTCTGACTGAGAAGGGTGCGAGACACCATATTTAGTTTGCATTGTGGTTTTTATCTTATCTTTTATTTCTGGTGCTTGGAATACATTATCCACTCCATACCTCAAATTGGCAATTTTTTTGATGGTTTCTGGTGATATATCGCCACCTATTCTTCCATTTAACCATTTATCGCTAGTTATATCAATTTTTGACAATACTTTATGTTCCCACAAAGATGCTTTTATCTGGCGTTCTTTACGGTTTCCTTTAGTGAAAATTTTTCTAATTTGAATAACATCTGGTTCGCCATATTCTTCACGAAATTTTTTAACAATATTCGATGAAGTGAAATATATCGTCCACAAATTTTTAGGATTTGCTATTTTCTTACTGTTAGAGTATTCGACTCCATAATACCATTTGTTTATATGGGACCATCCAATAAGATAGGTGTAAGGTATATAAATAGACATGTGCTGTGTTCCTTCCATAGGGTGTTAAACATAGAGTAGTTGGGATGACCGCCAAGAAATCCGTGAACTACACTTTTATTTATAATATGGAGGATTTCAGTTCATGGAATGGGAAATTTTATATGAATACGAAAGAGATAAATATCGGGAAAGTGCAAAATCAATGATTGAAAGTGGGCAGTACGAAAATTTTGAAATTGAAGAACTTGCAATAATTCTGTTTAACGCACATTCTAATGAGGAATAAAATGAAAAAAATATTGATAGCAGTTCCATGTTCAAAATATATAGAACCAGAAACTTTCAAGTCTATATATGATTTGGATGTTCCAGAAGGATATGAAACTGATTTTAAAACAGTGACAGGCGATCAGATCGACCAGATAAGAAATTTGATATCTGATTGGGCAAAAAGATATGATTATCTATTCTCAGTAGATTCAGATATAATTCTACCAAAAGATTCATTGAAAAAAATGATTGTAGCAGACAAAGATGTAATTTCCGGTCTTTATATTCAAAGAATTCCAAACACACATACACTAGAAATATACATGAATGGTGCCAATGGAAGTATCATAAATATGCCATATGATATAGTTCCAAAAGATCAATTATTTGAAATAGCAGGATGTGGAATGGGTTGTTGTTTGATAAAAAGTGAAGTCTTTAGAAAGATGGAATATCCACATTTCTATTACAAATCCGCAATACTACATAAAGATACTGTATCAGAAGATATATATTTTTGCAAAAAAGCAAAAGACAATGGTTTTGAGGTTTGGGCAGATTCATCTATCAAATGTGATCATAAAGGGTCTCAAATATTCAGAGTCTAAGCTATAGCTAGAATCATTAGTATATACTTTCCCCAATAACATTATTGATTATAACAGGTTTTTTGTTTCTGTCAACCCTTAAAATGAACTAATTTTGAGTGGTATGTTCTTATAAATAAAAAGAAAAAGAGTGTTAAAAATGACGACAAAAGAAAATCTCTATGTAAATCAAGGAACAGATTTTGCAACTACATTAGAGTTGACGCAAGATTCTGGTGATGATTATAGTGAATATAATTTTTATTGTGATGTTTGTAAATTATATTCGAACACTAAGAAATTCAGCGCAGAGTTAACAGTTCTTACGAATGGTTCAGTCAATGAATTGGAATTGAGATTTCCCAAAGAAACTACTTCATATCTTGAAGGCGGAAAATATACATATGATGTTATGATGGAAAATCCTGTTGGATCAGTATCAAAAATTTTAGAGGGTTTGATTTTCTTAATACCATCTTCAACTATTGTAGGGGCAAATACCTAAAATGGTTTATAATATAAAAAATATTAAAAGGTAAAACAAATGGCAAAACCTACATCTAAACAAGAATTTAAAGAATATTGCTTGCGCAAATTAGGTGCGCCTGTGATACAAATTAACGTTTCAGAAGAACAGGTTGATGATAGAGTTGATGAAGCAATAAGTTTTTGGAGTGATTATCATTACAATGGATCAGAACACGTATATTTGAGGCACCATATAACGCAGGCAGATGCTGATAATGGTTATATTGAAATACCAGAAAGATTGCTTGGTGTTTCCAGAATATTCAATTTGGGTGCGTCTATATCAAGTGGTAGTGGGATGTTCAATGTTTCATATCAGTTTGTTTTAAATAATCTTGAAACAATAACAGGATATTCTGTTCAAAACTATTATATGACAATGCAACATTTGCAATTTATGCAAGAGGTATTGGTTGGTCTGCCTATTATAAGGTACAACAAGCACATCAATAAACTTCATATTGATATGGATTGGGGCAAAGTCGCTGTTGGAGATTATATCATTGTAGAGGCATACGACATAATTGATCAAGGTCTATATTCTGATATGTGGAATGACAGATGGTTGCAAAATTACGCAACGGTTCTGATAAAAGAGCAATGGGGCGGAAACCTTATTAAATTCACAAATATGCAATTAGTTGGCGGGGTCCAGTTCAATGGCGAACAAATTCTAAGTGAGGCAAAAGAAGAACGTAGAAATATGGAAGAAGAAGCGATCAATTCTTTACAACCTCTTGTTTATAATTTTTCAGGATAATTTATTGTGGCAACAAATGTTTATTTTCAAAATTACAACTATTTTAACGAACAACAACTTATAGATGATTTGGTTATTGAATCAATTCAAATATATGGTGTGGATACATTCTATGTAACAAGAACAGTCGAAAATTTTGACAACATATTAAATGAAGATGATGTTTCAATTTTCAACACTGCTTATTCTGTAGAAGTATACGTTAAATCAGTTGACGGTTTCGAAGGCGAAGGTGATTTCCTTTCCAAATTTGGTTTGCAGATTAGGGATCAGGCAACCTTTACGGTCGCAATGCGAACATTTGAAAGATATGTCACTAATGATAATAACGCAATCACCAGACCAAAAGAAGGTGATTTGGTATATATGCCTATGAATGACAAATTCTTCAAAATAATGTATGTAGAGCATGAATCTGTTTTTTATCAAACAGGATCATTGCAGACATATGATATGAAGTGTGAATTATTTGAATATTCTAATGAAAGATTTGAAACTGGTATTGATGTTATTGACCAGCATTATGACAACAATCAAACTTCCTCTATTGAAGATTTACAAACTCTTAGCAATACGGACCTAATTGCCAAAAATATCTTCTATGAAGAAGAAGGTCAAGACATAATTGATTTTAGTGAATCAGACCCATTTAGTGAAGATATAACCTTCCCAACAACTAATTAATAAGTGAGTAAATAAATTGGCAATAACAAATTATTTCTATAATGAAACGACAAGAAAATACGTAGCACTTTTTGGTTCCATTTTTAATAAAGTATCAATACAAAGAAGGGACAACAATGGTGTTGTTGTCCAAAAAATGGTTGTTCCCATTTCATATGGTCCATATCAAAAATTCATGGCAAGAATAGCACAAGACCCAAATTTAGATCAAAAATCTGCCATAACTCTACCTAGAATGTCTTTCGAAATTGTCAATATGACATATGATGGTTCGAGAAAAGTCAATTCATTGAAAAAAATAGTGAATCAACCTTCGGATAATGGCGGTTCGTTATTCTTGTATTCACCTGCACCATACAACATAGATTTCTCTTTGTCAATCATGGCAAAATATACA